TCAGCTCGTTGAACTTGAACGTCCAGAAGAATTCGTCGAAGTAGAAATTGCCGTGGTAGCCCTGCGCCGTGCGCGCGTTCGTGCCGAGGAAGTGCAGCTCCGCACCGTTGCTCAGAATGATCGGGTCGCCGGTCAGCTCCACCTGGCACACCTCGCGGGCGAACGCCTGGATGTAAGCCTTGAAGATGTGCGCCTGATTCTTCGATGCAGACAGGAAGATCTGATTGCGCCCCGTCACCAGCGCATCGAGCAGCGCCTCCCGGGCGAAGTAAAACGTCGCGCCGATCTGCCGGCTCTTGAGAATCGCCCGGGTACGTTGGTTGCCTGCCCGGTACCAGTCCAGCTGATAGCCGAAGCACCCATCGCGGAACGCCTCCTCGAGCTGCTCGACGTGCTCCTCGGCGAACTCGTTGCGCTTCGGCGCCTTCTTCGGCCCGGCGTTGCGCTTGTCCAGGTTCGGGTTGAGCTCCGCCTCAGTGCCACCGCTCTTGAATCGCTCGATTCGTGCCTGCCGCTCCAGCTGGCGGTGCAGCAGGTCAATTTCCTTGAAATCGCCGCCGGTCTTGCCGTCCTTCAGGATCAGCTGCACCAAGCGGGCCTCCAGCGCGCCGCCGATGCGCTCGACGTTGTCCGCCCGGTCCCACTCGTCCCGGGTCTTCCAGCTGTGGACGGTCTTTTCCTTCTCGCCCAGGTAGTCGGCGATATCCGTGATGCGCCAACCCGTCCAGTACAAAAACTTGGCCTGGCGGCGGTTGTCGCGTTGAGCGGGGAGTTCGGCGGGTGCATTCATGGCGCCGATGCTGCCGCTCACGCGCGCGAGCCGTTACTCCGGCGCCCTGTATGTCCAGCCAGTACAGGGTGCGCGAATTGCCCGCAGTGCGCGGGCTGCCGACCATGCCCTCACAGCAACTGCACCCAGCAGCTACCGACTGAGGACAGACCGCATGGCCGG